ACGCCGGGGGCTGCAATAGAGATGGTGATCTGGATGGGGGAGAAACCTATGTTGGCACTCCAGTAGTAGATGCCTTGGCCACGTGGCCCGTAGATCAAGTCTTCGCCAAAGTTCTGCTGGTTCCACAACTGCAAAGAAGTAGAGTTGCTTGAGCCGTTACCCCATGTACCGCCGCCCCAAGTACCACCGCCCCAGCCAACCAAAGGGATTTGGTAAGACGGCCCAGTATTAGTCTCGTATTGCGTTACGACCGTACCACCGCCGGGAGAACCAGCAGCGTCTGTGGCGTTTGCAGTAGCGGCTACCGTGATTGTGTAGTTGTTGTCGTCAATAAACGTGATTTGAAAAGTGCCGGTTAAAACACCCGCCGTGATGTTGCCACCAAGCCCTACGATACCCCCACCGCTATAAGTAACAAAGTCACCTTGTACGCAACCGTGGTTGGTTTCAGAGACTGCTATAACGGCTGAACCATTGGTAGCCGTGAACGGGTTGGTCAGCGTGGTTGTTTTGCGGATGGGAGTAATGTCGTAATAGTTACCCCCGCTCATGATGTAGAACTTGAGATTCGTGCCTACGCCAACTAGATTAAGCGCCGCAAGGGTAATCCAGTTCCACAAAGAACGGCAAGTGCCAAGGAACACGCCCCCGGCAAAATTAGTCCAGCCACCAATCTTCTCGGGATTACCTTGACGAAAACGAATCTTGTCGCACTCATACCAACCACCCTCGGTTGTGTACCGTGTATTTTCCCGGTTAACCCCGGGCTTGAACAAGAATTTTTGTAGTGGCATTTTTAACCAACGTTGCGTTCAAAGTGAGGGCAATCCACCAATGACTTGAAGTTGCCGCCCCAACGGTTCTTGGGGTGCAAAGTTTCCCAGTAAGCACCCAATGGCGCAAGGATGCCCTTATCCCAGATTATCTGCCCATCCTTGAAGAAGTTCAAGTCAATCGCGCACCGCTTGAGGTGAATGGAATTAAGGGTTTTGGAGCGCCCTGTCTTGACGTAGATGGCTTGCTGTTCGGGTGTGCGGGCAAGTTCACCCCCAGTCACCATAAAGCCCTGTTCTGTGGCGTATTGAATTAGCTTGCAGGCGTCCAGCAGAAAAGCGGCTTGTTCTTGGCTAAGGCTCATTCTTTATCCTTTCTGCGCATCTCCATGACCTTCTCAACGGTGCGGCCACCAAAGTAAGCGGTCATCACCAGCATTCCCCACTGGCCCAGCAGATTGACGTAAGACTCGGAGATTTTGTAGCCATAACCATCAAGCAGGGCAAAGATCAGATACGCAGTCAGTAAGTACACCAGAGTGCCGGGGCGAACGTTTTTGGACAGCCAAGAGTCCGAAACCATATCAGCTTGCCAACGCTTAGACACGTTATCTTCTTGGTTGGCTTGGGCTTTGAGCAACGCTTGCAGTTCTTCTTGCTCAATGCGGGCTTTCTCAATACCCAATTCAAGCAGGCGCTCTTCATGGTCGTATTGAAGTTGGCGCAGCTTGGCAACTTCGGCATCGGTTGGGTTGTCGGAAATCTTTACACCAAGAACGTTCTCAACAACTTCTTTGCCTTTTGCTTGAATTGCAGAAGACAAAAGGCCCAGACCATTCTGAGCCAATGTACCAAGGAGCGTTGCAACAATTGGAATCATTTTTTCCCCATTTTTTCGCGTTCTTCAAGCAGTCTGACTTTGACCTGCAACTCGTTGATATGCAGCATCAATGCTTCTTTCTGGGTCGCTCTACGTTCCGCTGAAATTGGGCTATCTGTCGGGACACCTTCTTTAGTAATCAAGGCAGGCATAGCGCCCTCGATTCGTGTTAATCGCGTAGAGAAGTCATTAACTTGACCTAAGAGCCAAGCAAGGGACGCCACAATGATAGGTATTACCGCTTTGAGTACATCAGCCCAATTCATATTACACCTCCGCCATTACATCCGCAGTAATACAAGCAGTTGAGTTCTCCCGGTCAATAGATAGGAATCCTTGGCACACGATGTTGTAGTCCACGCCGTTAGCGTCTTTCTCGCTCTTGATGGGCACCGAGATGTCCAAGTTTTTGAACAGGTACTCTTTGCCGTTCTCAAAGACGCGCCAGACGTGATCCATTGAACCGCGCCCTGCTTGGCCTCGGCTTTTGTTGAACCTGATCTGGTACGTGTTCATACGATTTCAGCCGCAGGTATTGGGCACGCAGCGGGCGGAGCCATGATTACAGTCAGGTTGAAATGCACAAACTTGATTGGCTTTTCTGCGGCATGGCGCGTGAACGAATGAGACAACCACGAATTGGCAAAGATCATCATGCCGGGTTTGGGGGTGAAGTTGATCATCTTGCTGGCTGCGGTTGCCAAACCCATGTCTTGTTCAGGCAGGTCAATCTGCACCTTGGCAGCGCGTGGGTCGTGAAACACTACGCGAGAGCAATCTTCTGGGGTCTCAAGGAAGTAAAAGCCCACAATCTGTGAGCCAAACCCGTGAACGTGCGCGTCCATTGCAGAGTGCTTGTGGTGCTCTTGGGTCCACATCTCCGTGAACTGCACCGCCTTGTCCTGCATGGCGTAGCCCTGCTCATTGAGAATGTTCCAAGCCGTTGCGCCAACAAACTCCGAAAACCCAGCCATGCGTGGGTCGCCAAAGTAGTTCTGCGTCATATAGACGGGATAGATTTCGTTGAGCGATTGCGTCTTGCGGGACTCAACCAAGGCTTCTTCGGAGATAGACGAAACGGTCTCCAAAAAGTCAGGGCGCTCAATGATGTAGATTGGGCACGGAAAGTGGTGCGCAACTTGAAGTTGCGTTTGCAGGACAACTTCGGCTACCGACTCGGCAGCTTTACACACTTTTTTGACTGACTTCTTGGTTTCTGTTTTTGCCATGTAATTTCCTTGTTGGTTGGGCAATCAGTTTACAACCGGAACCCACTGCCAAGCAAAGAAATCGAACTTATAGTCGCCCTCTGGACGGGCAGGAGCCTCTTTCCAGTTAGCATCTGCGCCACACCAAAACACCAGCTTGCCTTCTACGGGTTCAGGGCGCGGGACTGGGGGCTGCATTGTGCAAGTGGCCTCATCCAAAGTCCAAGCAGACCAATTCTCAGCCTGCTCACGGGTGTTGAATGCAGTGATGACGGCTTGTTGTTTAGCTGCTTTCTCTTCGGCAGTCATTTCACGCACTGTCCACACGTCAGTCCATACGCCATCTACCTTGGTATAGACGGGTTCATCAGAATCCATCTTTTGGTACATGCCAAGCGTAGGACGCTCAACGCGAGTAAATGGCTCCCAGTGTTCAGGGACTGCGCCAAACGCTTGGATAAGGTTGTCCTCAAAAGCAGGGTGGTTCTTAATTACGCCGTTTTCTGTTTCGATGTAAAGATTCATTTATTACTCCAATTGAGTTATAGGGTCGTTTTGTCCGCCAAATATTTCTGTTACTTGGCCGTCTAAATCCCGCAGGGCAAACACACAGTAGTAAACCGTATCGGCTTGTAATGAGGTAATTTTATGCTCATGCTCTTTGCGAATAACGATAAACGTGGGCGCAGTAAATTCTTTTATGGGGTGGCCTTCAATTTCAACGCTTACACGCCCTGCGGCTAAAAGCGTTACGTGATCAAACGTGTGTTTGTGACCCCCATAAGAATCCCCAACACACTCGTGGACATGTTGTTTGACCCAAATATTGCCAAAATAACCAAGCACTATTTCTTTCATGGCAATACTACTACAGGCGTTACTTCTACCCAAGACAAAGTTGCTTCACTCCAATAGTACGATTTACCGTCAGTAGGCATTGGTACGGGAGCCTCAAAAGTACAACGGTCTTCGTTGAAAACCCACGACACAAATCGTTTACCGATTTCAAGAGTAGGCCATGCTTCTTTTGTTGTTCTTTGTTTCTCTAGCTTTTCGGCCTCAGTAAATTGCCGCTTTGCCCACACGTCCGTAACAATGCCGTCTACCATTTCATAGGAACACTCAAGAGTTTCGTATGGGCCAAGAATCATGTCGGTTGGAACTTCAAGCCGGGTAAACCTAGCCAACCAATCAGGAAGTTCATTAAGGTTGAGTTCCGGGTGGACCTGTAAAAGATTGGCTTCTAAAATTGGATGTTCAAATGGTTGCCCATTTTTAAGCCTAATGTAAAAATTCATGGTTACGCACCTACGTTAGTTGATGGGAAGGATGGAGTTCCACGGATACCTCCAGTACACCAAACGATACGAACGGCACCGCCACGGCCTATACCGTTTGCAATACCCGGCCCCGTTCTGGACATACCACGAGCGCCGCCGTAAAGACCGCCGTTACCAGCTACTACGCCGCTTCGGGCTGTTCCATTACCGCCGCCAGAACCACCGCCTCCACCACCGCCTCCAGCCGAACCACCAGCGCCGTTAGCGCCTGCGCCATATAGCCCAACACCGCCACCGCCACCACCTGTTTCAGTATAAGGAGGGCCACCAATATACCAACTTCCGCCGCCGCCACCGCCGCCGCCAGTTCCAGCAGTGCCGGGAGAACATGTGCCGCTGCCGCAACCGCCACTACCGGTATACCCACCTGCCCCACCACCAGCAGTAATTCCAGCCCCACCGCCATTACCGCCGCCTGTTCCAGTGTAAGTACCGCCGTTGAAACTGGATGTTGAAGCAGCGCCGCCTTTGACGACGGAAACAGAACAAAAATATGAATCAGTACCCGAATATGCCGCGCCTACAACCACTGTGTAAGAGTTACCGGGCGTAACTGATTGCGCGTTTTTAAACCCTAAACCTCCACCTCCTGCTGACGGTCCGGCTGAAGATGAACCATTGCCGCCCGAAGGGCCAACAGCAAGAACTGCTATTGAAGTGACCCCGGTTGGGGCTAACCAAGAGTATGTGCCCGGTGTTGTATAAGTAGCGCAAGTTGCAACAGGTACAGTAATGCTGTTAGATGCCACACTGGCAGGTCCCGTACCCGCGCCATTTGTTGCCGCGACTACAAACGTATACGCGGTTCCGTTGGTAAGCCCAGTAACCGTGATTGGGGATGCCCCAGTGCCAGTGATGCTACCGGGCGAAGATGTAGCCGTGTACGCCGTAATTGCTGCACTACCCGTATCGGAAGGCGCTGTATATGCAACAGTCGCGGTACCCGACCCTGCGGCCCCAGCCGTAGCTGTACCAATCGTAGGAGCGCCGGGGCTTCTGGGCCAGATACCTTGTTTGGTGTAACCCTGTGCTTGGTCAAGCGTCCAGATACCCTTGGCTACCGAAGTTGTTGGAGCCGTTGGGTTTTGGGTGATGATGCCACCGGGGAATTGTTGAATGCTCATTACAAATCGCCTGTATTTGTTGATGGAAATGCGCGAGTAACTGTAGTGCCCCAGATGATACGGACTGCACCTACACCACCAGCACCACCATTTCCACCTTGGTTTGTTAAACCAAAACCTCCGCCGCCACCATATACGCCACCAATACCTCCGTTAGGCGTACCCGTGCATCCACTAAATTGACTAGCGTTTCCACCGGCTCCACCTGAACTACCTGCACCGCCGCCAAAAGCAGGACCAGAACTATTAGCAGTAGTGGCACCCGCCCCTCCAGCGCCACTAGTACCGGAGCCTAATATACCCACACCGCCACCTCCGGCAGAGCCTTTTCTGTAACCGCACACATAAGCGCCGCCGCCACCGCCACCGCCACCGCCCCCAGCACCAGTCGAGCCAGCAACACCAGAAGGTGTAGCGCAAGTGGGGTTAAAGCCGCCGCGACCACCTGTTCCTGAATATCCACCGGCTCCACCGCCGCCTCCGGGGTTCCCATAATAGGGTCCTTTACAGCCAGCTTTACCGCCACTTCCGCCGCCGTCTCCTGTATAAGTACCACCTAAACCGCCAACAGTATTACAAACGGGAATTTTACCGCCGCCGCCTTTTACAACTGAAGTGGTTACAAAATAACTGCAACCTCCGTTAGTAGGGGAACTAGCGGCTGCTCCACCCACTCCTACAACCACGGTGTAAGAATTTCCGGGCGTTACTGCATAGTTGTTTTTATACCCTAAACCTCCGCCACCTGAACCTGTTGCCAAACTAAGACAGTTTGGGCCACCGCCGCCACCACCAACTGCAACAACGGAAACAGCAGTAACCGTTGCAGGAGCCACCCAAGAGAATGTACCCGCTGTGGTGTATGCCTGCTGACCCGGAATAATAGGGGGGTCAGGCCAAATAGCTTGACCCTTTGCTTGCATCTGCTGGGTGACTGTCCAGATTCCTGAGAAATTAGGCATTAGAGATTCCCCGTATTTGTTGATGGGAAGCTACGAGTATTGCCGGGCCAGATGATACGGACTGCGCCAGCAGAAGGTGCTCCACCGCTTGCGCCGCCACCGCCGCCATACGCACCGCCCGCAGAAGTTACGGAACCGCCTACACCGCCAGAGCCGCCACCGCCACGGGTTTTTGCACCGCCCGCCGCGCCATTAGACCCAGACCCGAGAATGCCCACACCACCACCGCCGCCAGCACTACCGCAGCAAGCGTTATTACCACCACCGCCGCCAGCACCACCTGAACCCGCTGTAGACGTGCCGCCACCGTCGCCAGCACCGTTTCCTCCGGCACCAGAATAGCCGCCAGCGCCACCAGCACCAGCATACCCGCCGCTACTAGAGCCACCACTGCCCCCGTTACCGCCTCCGTCTCCAGTGCCGCCGCTACCTCCGGGTATAGTTCCTCCAGTACCAAAATCAGAAGAACCGCCGCCGTTTGCCCTGACCGTTGTGGAATTAAAAGAAGATGTTCCCCCACTAACAGGGCCGCAATAAGAACCAACCGCGCCGGCCACTACAGAGTAGCTATTGCCGGGCGTTACGCTAATATTGTTTTTGTACCTGAGTTCTGCTCCACCGCCGCCACGAGCGCCGCCTTGACCGCCACCGCCAACAGTCACCACAGATACGGAGGTAACGCCGGAAGGGGCGACCCAAGAATATGTACCGGCGGTTGTGTATGCTTGTTGGCCTGCCGCCACGGGAGTTGCAGAATTAGAAGCTGCGCTAGGGTAGCTTGGACCAAACGCATTTGTGGCGCTCACTCTAAACGTGTACGCCGTGCCTGTTGTCAGCCCTGTCACAACCAACGGCGACGATGCGCCTGTTGTGACGTTTGTTCCAGTCGTAGTGCAGTACGCACTATAAGAAGAAATAGCCCCACCGCCAACACACGCTGGCGCGGTAAAAGCCACAGACACCGAAGTCCCGCTGGCAGAAGTAGCAGTGCCAATAGTCGGCGCGTTGGCGACCTTCAACGGGTTATACCCCGGCAAGACAATACCAGTTTGATGGCGCATCGACATGGGTTACCCCTCAACTTGCGATAGATTCGTACGAGATGCTGAAGGTCAGCGCACTTGTTGTACCCGAAGTTACCGTAATTGACGTACCTTCCATCAGATACACCGATGTAGTCTTGTCCATAGCAATCAAGGAGGCATTAGCCGGAACTGACACCGTTGAGACAATCGGGTATGCCGTACCGCTTGATGGGGAGCCGCCTTGGGCTACAGCGCCGTTGGTGTAGATTGACACCGTAGCGTTAGCCGCAGAAGCCGTGGTATTTGACACCACGATCTGGTTGATCTTAAAGACCAGACCAGAAGCAGCGGCGTTGGGCAGCAGAACAAGAGCACTTGTGCCCCCGGGGGTGAGGTATGTAGTAACGCCATAAATGGCGGTTACAGCAACAATATTGGGATTTGCCATTTAAAGCTCCTTAGAAACCGAAAATCATTGAAAATGCGATGGATTTACCAGCGGAAATTCCACCAGCACTTGGAGAAGAAACCCAAGCCGTCCCGTTAGACGACAGCAGGTTACCAGCAGTGCCGGGGCTAGACAGTCCTGTACCACCATTAGCGGGGGGGAGAACGCCAGACACGTCCGTTGTCAATACCACTGGGTTACTGACAATCTTCACAAAGTCAGAGCCGTTCCACGCTACCAAAGCGCGAACACCAGAGGCAACCGTTACGCCAGTCGTTGGGCCAGAGCCGCGA